GAAATTGTCGATAAGGCTTTTGATCGTGTTAAATGGTCCAGAAGTAAATGGGCTTGATTCCATTCGAGCTTCCATTTGCTGCAAAGACCTTGAGCCTGTTTCTTGACCAGGCGTTGTGCGGAATCCCATTTCTTTGCCACGGCCAAGAATGGCCTGCTGGGCAGAGGTAAGTCCGGCTGATGCATCTGGTCCAACAACACCAGGAGTCATGCCACCACCAGTGACTGTGGCTGTGGGTGTTGTGGTCACATTGACTTGAGCGCCACCAACACCTGGTTGACCAGGCATTGGCATGGCTGGCGGCTTAGTGCCAAAAAGTAATTTTGACAATTTGTCTGCACCATAGCCAGCGCCAGCGCCAAATACAGTACCAGCACCCATTTGCTCAACTTTTTGGGCAAAGAATTCTGGATTCGTTGTGCCAGGCGTTGTGGCCACGGGTTGTGAAGCACCGCCAATTGCGCCAGTAATCGCACCAGCACGCACTGGAGCTGATACTGCACCAAGTGCGCGCACAGCAGCAGTTGATGGGATCAATGTGGCTGCAATGTTGCCACCGACTCGGCCCACATCAATTTCGCCCTGACGCATCTGGCCTTGTCGCCAGTTTCTTTGATAATCCAGTTCAGCCTGACGATTGATGTCTTCGACTCTTTTACGCTCTGCTTGGGCAAACTGCTCAAGACTTGAGCCTGCTGGGGAAATAGCTTCTAGGCCGCGAGTCAACAGTTGAGCGCCAGCGTCTGGAATATCGCGCAAACCGCGAATAACACCACCGACTGGCGAATTCATAATCTTGGATTCAAAAGACTCTGGGGCTTTGCCAGTTGGCGCTGGTGTTACTGGTGCAGTAGCTGGCACTTGCAATGCTTGAATGGCTTTGATGATCTGCTCATCAGTCATGCTTTCGGGGAAAGACACTGGTCCAATGTTGGGGATTTGAACAATTTTGTCAGCCATTTTTTACTCCGTTACATAACGATACAGACCAGTGGCTGGGTCTTTGACTAATCGAGGGCCACTAGGTTGCTGTCTTGCAGCCACTGCTTTTTCCACTTGTTTATAAGCTGGGCCAGCTCGCACAGTCATGGCCAGTTCAGTGTCGCGCCTAGCACGGGCTTTTTGTTCAATTGTTTTTTGCGCATCATTGGTCTGTGGGAAATACTTTTGAATTTCTTTTTCCATTTCATCCACACCAATAACCGCACCGGATTCTGGTCGCAAGTTCGCAGTGACCCAATTCTCTTGAGCCTGACGATATTGCTGCCGACCAACATCTTCTGACAGATTAGCAAGACCAGTAGTTAATCCAGCACTTGGAATGGCTCGCATGATGGCTTGATATTTTCCTGGCTGGCCATAAGCCTGTTCAAGTGTGACTGGCTTGCCAGTCTTGGGGTCTAAAATTGGCTCACCAGATTTATCCACAGCAGGCTGATTAAAAATCTGGGTTGATTGTTTCATTCGGAAAGCAAAGCCTGCTGACTTGCTTTGATCTTCAGTAGGTTTAGCGCCAGCACCTTCAAATGGTGTTCCGGCTGCTGTCATAACTGGGATGGCTGGGCCGCCTGGTGCAGTTGGTACATAAGACAGACCTTCTGGGCCTTCTTTAAGTTGATATCCACCACGATTAAATTCTTGTTGACGCAATGCCAAGCCACCTTGAGCCACACCCAAATTACCTTGAGCCACTTTCAAGTTGGCAATCTCGCTTGGAGTCATCGTTTGAGCAAATTGCTCATTGCCAGTTAATTTTGACTTGTCAATGGCCACAGTCATACCACCAAGATTCTGCAAAACGACATCGCGCTTTGGCCCAAAGCCTTGCATTGTTTTAATCTCACCAGACTTGTATTGCTGTACTAGCATAGGGTTGCCCTTGGAGTCAGTCACCTCAAATGGCTGGCCAACAACTTCAGCCTTTGGGTTTAAGTCTCTGGCAATGTCTTGATAGCGTTTTGCGTCTTCACCTTTTCCAGCTGCTGCATAAATGTCTGCAATTCTTTGATACTGGCCAGCTTTAATCTCATTGGCACTTGGCTGTGGAATGTTTGCAGCTAGTTCAGCACGGGCCACAGTTGGCCCGGCTTGCATACCAGGCGCGGCCAAAGCCTGCATCTCTGGACTTAATGCAGTTGGTGTAGGACCAGTCAATATGCCAGCGACTTGCTTTTGCAAATCTTGAGCTGATTTGGCCTCTTGCAGTTTCTGGCCCACCAACAAATCTTGCAGTGATCCAGCTCTTGCCTGCTGATAACCTTGCTGGCCAGCCTGCAAAGCTGATCCAAGTGCTTGGCCCATGCTGATTGGCACTGCGCTTCGGCCACTGGCTTGAAGTAATGCAGCAGCTGCTGACATCGCAGCATTACGGCCCAAGAGCTTGCGCTGGTCTTCTGTCAGCAATGCGTCAAGTCCCGTTGGCATTGCACCAGGCATCCCACCAAATATATTGCCTAGACTGCTGTAATCAAATTCATTAGCCATATTTCCACCTTAATCCAATAAACCTCTGAGGCGAGTGTTAACCACATCGCCTCTGCTCATCATGTTAGTTGATCCAGTATCTGGTGCAAGCAAAGATGCTGCCCTCATGGCCATTCTTTCCTGACCAGGCTTGATGGCCAGTTCTGCCACCGGAGTTCCAGCTCTGTCCATGGCCACCGCCACATTGTCAAAGCCTTTGGCTTGATCGTGCGCATAGCCAAACAGCGCCATGCCAACATCACGCTCAGACCCTTGGTCAATGATCTTGACCTTTGATGGGTCACTGGTGATCACAATGCCACGGCTTGTCTGAGCCACTGTCAACCCGTCAGGGATGCGAGATGGCATTGGTGATCCAGGCGTGATCAGGATGGTGTCACGCTTGCTTGAGGGATCAAGCAAAGCCATAAGCTGCGCGTCAGCGTAGCGTTGTGGCTCTGGGGTTGGGTTTCTTTGCATATTAAATCAAGGCTGCCAATGCGCCAAGGCCAGCGCCAGTGCCTGCTGTTACTCCCAAAGTACCAGCCAATTGCGATCCAGCCAAAGCACCGCCCAGCAATCCAGCACCCACATTCTGAGTGTATGGCGTTGTCGATTGCATCCCTAAATTGGCCGGAGTAGCACCAAGGCTTGACTGGACAATGCCCAGACGCTGGAGGCCAATGTTGCGAATGGCATCCATTTGCTGCTGGTCCAAAGCCTGACGCGCACCGCCAGCACCCATGACCGCTTGAGCGCCACCAAGACGCAATGCTTGTTGCTGTGCAGCCAAATTGCCTAGCTGGCTTGCACCACCTAGTCGCAATTGAGCGCCTTGCAAGCCTGCTTGCTGATTGGCAATGTCGGCTGCCGATCTGCGTGCAATGTCTGCCTGCTGCATAGCCATGGCCTGATTAAATGCCTGCTCGTTTAGAGTTGTCCCAAGGTTGGCAGCCTGCTTGGCAAACCCTTGGTTAGTCAGAGCCTCGGCCACACCTTGGCGTGATCCACCAAATGCACGGGCAGCTGTGGCACGCTCACCAGTCTGAGCAATGGCAGCGCGTCTTGCAGATTCCAAATCAGACAATGCATTGGTGCGCACTGCTTCTGTATAAGGATTCATGTAACTGGCAATTGAGCCTGGTCCAGTCAGGCCAAGATTGGTCTGCTGCGCTGTAAGTTGATTGGGCTGATAAACACCGCCATAGGCCGCCATCTGCGCGGCCAAGTCTGTGCCAGTAATGCCTGGGCCAGCAAGGCCCGTGTTGACCAGAGCTTCCTCGCCTGCCTGGTACATTGGATTAAAGCCAGCAATCTGCTGAGTTGGCAATGCACCAGCGACCCCTTGGGCCTGCTGAAAGTTGGCCAAGAATGCTTCTTTGATCTGTGGATCAATGGAGCTTGTTGAGGTTGTTGTTCCACCTTTTGACATATCGCCACCTTATCCGAGTAAAGATTTCATTTTCTTGGCTGGCACTTTGCCTTCATTGATCATGTCCAAAAGTCCTTTGCCGTATTTATCGACAGAAGATTTCTTGATGACATATTCACCAATATCAAGGTTGACAGCACCATCATCTGGACCAGGTGGGTTAGCGCCAAACATCAAGCCTCCATGGACATAACCACCTTTGGCCATAGCTCCACCAACACCACCACCAGGATCAGTTACAGAAGCTAATGGCGCTGCCGCAGCCGCAGCTGCATTAGCCGCCCTGATATTTTCATAAAGCATGGGGTTGTAGCCACCCATGGCAGTGTTGGCCACAATGCCAGCATAAGGATTCACCATCTGGGGGCTAATAGCTTTAATCTGTGAATAAGGTGATACGCCACCAGCTGTCACAGCAGGGTTGTACTGAGCGCCAATGGGAATGCCCATGTAGTTCTGGAAATTTTGAGCCAGGCTTTGTGGCTGGTAGTTTGGCATTGCTTGAGCGCCCATAGACTGGGGCTGCATTTGCGACTGAGACAGCAGGCCAGTATTTGCAAATGGTCTGTAAGCATTCACATTTTGAGTTATTAAATCAGTAGGGTTTTGAGCGACATAAGCATTGACGGCTTTATTAAATGAAGCACCAAATGTGTCTGGTGTCAATGTGCCATTGATCAATGCATTGGTCCAGAAGTCAACACCAGCCTGGTCAGCTTGATTTGCAGCAGTGCCAATTCCTCTGCGGCCAATGTTTGCATAGGCATCCAAAACCAATTGACGATGACGCGCAGTATTGTCAACAGCACCACCGCCACCGCCCGTGACAACACCGCCACCACCAGTGACACCGCCACCACCAGTGACACCGCCACCGCCTGTGGTCGTTGCCCTCTGGGCATCAATCTGTGCAGCAAGTGTAGGATTAGCCGCACGAACCTGATCGACCAATGTATTGAATTGGCCAAGATCATTGTTCATCCAAAATTGGATTGCCTCTTCATTGGGCCTTAATTCAGCCTTTGGATTGGCTGCATACGCCGCTAATACTTCTGCTCTTGTTGCCATAGTCTTTCCCCTATAAGTCCTTTGCAAGCACAGCCCATTGTGGACTGTACCCTTCGTCTTTCAAAAATGTCTTTGCCCAGCCTCTTCGGCCTGCCAAAGTCACCCTGGTGCATCCAACAGATTTGCCCCAGGATTCGATCAATGGTCTCATCCGTGAGAGTTCATCTAGGTCGCCACCAGCCAGAAAATAATGCAAATTCTTGAGCCTTGGATAGACAATGATCTCTGTCAATACCACCGAGTCCTTGGCTGGCCACAGCTGTAATCTGTGGTTTTCCACCATCTCGGCAATATCATCAAAATTATGTGTGCCTCCAGAGTATTCTAATGCCGCCTCCACTTGTTGGCGCAGCCTTTCCAAATGCTCTTGATCGCTCATCTCTTACCTGATGGCACGGCCTCAAGTCTCATTGTGCCAATGCGCCAGTCAGCCAAAGTATTACCAGTCACCTTCATATTGACCTGACGGCCAGAAAACCTCACTGAAGTTGGGTTTGCTGCCGTGTATGGTCCAAATGTGGACTGAGTCCCTGTCGGGTAGTTTCGGGTCTTGAATGAGACCACCGCCTCACCCAATGTCTGCTCATCTGGCACAACTTGGCGCACCGACATGATGTTGTCGCCATTGCCAATTTGCACTGGTCCAGACTCGGCATAGACGCTGGCGCTGTCATAGTTAAAACCAACTTCATGCTCGTAGATGTAGCCGTTGCTGGAAACCATCAAAGGATAAGTAAACACACCAGCGTCAACACCAGCAAGTCTGGCCATCGTGCCAATGTTCCAGTGGTTTTCGCGGTAGTTGAAAGTGACATAGCTGTCATTCTCATTACTGGCTGCACTTGGGTAATACCACCAGATTTCGCCAAACTTACTGACATGGACCGCATAAATCTTGGAGGCTTGTGCATAGTTGATATTGTCAAAGATGTAATCTGACACATCACTTGGCAGTGGCTTGACATAGCCGTCATATATCCAAAAGCCTGCGCGTGACATCCAAATGGCTGCCGTATCAATGGCCGCCACAGCCTGGGCCGAAATGAGACCACAGCCAGAGCCAGCCTTCTCAAAGCCGTAGACAAATGGAGCGCCAACATACTGGGCCGTGTGGACATCCACATCTGTAAACAGTAGGTTGACACCCTTGACCCGCTTGCCAGCGATCAATGTGCCAGGGCTTGCCAAGTCATAATCGCCTGCCAAGTTGTCACCAGCTGGTGTCCAAAGGGTATTGTTCTCTTGATCGCACCACTGTACTTTTCTTGGGTTTCCACCAGCACCAAGGGCAAAGATAATGCGCTCTTGGGTGACTAAAACCGCCTTGTTGTTGACTGGTGCATTGGTGATTGCTGCGGCCAATGTAGGCGTTGAAAAACCCAATTGCCACTCATAGAGCTTGCCATCAGTGCTAGAGCAAGCAATCAAATACTCGCCCCAAGTATCAAGTGACCAGGTGGTGGCAGGGATGGGTGTGCCAGTATCTGGCCTTGCAATGCCATAGGCAAATGTGCCATAGGTGCTGTATCCATAGCCCGTCAGGGTTGTGGAGTTTGCATAGCCACTGGTGAAACCCGTTGGGGTAATGTCTTTGAGTGTTCCACCCTCGTTCATCACATAGAGTTTGGAGTGTGTTCCAGCGCCAATCCATCGGTTGGCACTGTTATCGCGCCAAGTGATGATGCCTCGGCATGAGCCAGTCATCTGGCTGCTTGACCTGGTGCGCCATCCATTGATGGGTCTCAATGTGTTCTCGTACCACCGCACAAGGTTAGCGTCATACCAGCGGCCAGCTGCCTGGTATTCAGTGCCGTTTCTGTAAACCCCTGGCGGTAATTTGATTGGTATGTACATGATGACAATTATGTAATGTTGGACACAAAGCTCATCGTGACGATGGCCGATGGAGTGGCTGGCCGTGTGGGGCTTGTTCCAGCGGCATATTGCTCAATGGAGACACCAACATCGCTCACACGCCACATTATCTCAAGATAGTCAGTGCTGTTCATGCTCACAAAGAAATTTAAGGCTGCAATGGTGTGACTTGGATCGCCTGATGATTTTCTAGGTGACAAATTAAATCTGCTGTTTGAGTTGGCAATGTTTGTGCCATTTTTCCTAAACCAGATTTCAGTGTCTTGCGTGTCATTGGTCGTGTTCTTAAATTGAATAGAAAACTGACAGTTCCAGATTCCGGCATCAGCCACAGTGATTCTCGATCCACTGGCAATAGTCACGCCATTGCTAAAGTCTGTGGTGTTGAATGTGACCGCATAGGCTGTGGTGGTGTTGGCGGCCACCTGGTCGGTCGAGTCTTGAAAAGCCCCATAGGGGTTGTTCATAAACCGACCACCCCTTGGTCCAAATAATGAACCAAGCACAGCAGCCAGCTTTTTGAAGTAAATCGTCAAAGAACCATTGTTCTCATTGAAATGCCTGCGCTCATACACCTCGGTCGGATAACCAAGGGTCGGTGGTGCAGGATTTTCAAGTTGTTGTGTTTGGCTGGCCATAGGGTAATTTTGCCTTAAATGGAGCTTACTTGGCCATCAAGTACAGCCCCACATTGGAAAATGCGTAGCCTGCATAGACCACCGCCATATACGGGTTGCCTTTAAGCAGCTGCTCCACCGCAATGTAGGCATAGATCGCGCCAGTCAGGATGATTAGCCAGGCGCTCAAAATTGACCTACATCGATAACCTCACCCCTAAACTGGACCATGTCCTCATCAAACTTGTGGACCAGTTCTGGCCACAATAACTGGCCATTAAAGAAGTTCAGCACCGCAAAGCCTGATCTGTGATTGGCAGGGTTTATCTCGGCATAGGTGAATTGAGGGCCATCAGTCTCGGCCAATGTTCCGGTATCGACCCCGTAGCGCACCCCGTTGTAGTCGTTAAATGGCGTGACCTTTAGACTGTGCAGATGACCAGTTACCACCGAAACCCCAGCGTTCACAGTATTGTTGTGGGTGGCATGGACACCGCCCTTGTATCGGTGTTTGATGATGCACTGCTCAGTGGGCCACACTGCCCAGCAGAAGTCCCACTCTGTAATATGGTCAGTTAACTTAAAGCCTTTGACCTCTTTAAATTGTGGGGCGTGTTGGATCAGTCTGTTGCCAAACCGAATGTCATGGTTTCCCCATGTAAAGAGTAGCTTTACATTGTGCCTAGCTGCCTTAGCCACTTCCTCGATCTCACCCAACGCACCTTGCGTAGCTTTTAGCTCTTGAATGACTGAAATCTGGGGCTGGTCAGTAATGTCATGGCGGCTTATGGTTGAGCCATCAAACGCATCCCCATTGCAGATTACCGCCTTTGGCTTGAATTCTTGGATGGCCCACAGTAAACCCTTAAAGGCCGTGGACCTTTGACCAGGTATAAAGTGCGCATCAGAGAAAACAATCACAGTCCCGTCTAGGATGCCAAGCTCTATCTGTTTTAAAGGGGAAAATGATTTGGGTCTGTTTTTGTCGTAATAAGCACCTCGATGGTCTTTGGCATTAAGGGTCAGGTTGTATTGTTTTTCAATCCACCTTCTGCGCAAATGGACAGCTCTAATTGCAATATCAAGATGTTCAGCTATTCTTGCAGCAGACTGAAGTTGACCCCATAACTGTATAAATTCAGTGTCTGTGCAAGTCTGATTATGGTTGCCCATGGGAATCCTTAATTAACAGCTTTTCTAAAAGATTGACCACCCTATGCTCTTGGACTTCAATTTCTTCCTGAGAAGACTTAGGGTCTTGGGCCACAGTCATAAGGTCATGCAAAAAGACATGAAGCAGCTCATGTAGGGCCGTCTGGTCTAAAGATTCCTGAGTAATTTTTTCCGCACCAAAATCACCCAAACGATAAGTCGCAAGCCTCGCGCCCTCATTGAATTCCACTGAGGCCATGGCATTCTTTGCAGGCTTTAATCCCTTCTCAATGCGCCAGTCGCCAAGGTTAAGGATTTTCTGCCACTTCTTTACACTTTGTGCAAATAGCGTAGCATCTTGTGGTGTAGGAATGTTAGACATATCAACACCTTATATGACTTTTATGTCAATTTAATTTAAGTGGCCAATACAGCCAGTGCATGGTTGATATGTTTAATGCGGTCGTCAAGCCCTATGAACCCGCCATTGATCTTTTTGGTCATGGTCTTATAGTCTTGGCTGTCTGCATACTGGTTGAGCTTCTGAGTGTCCCAAAACCATCCGGCAGTCAGCGCAGCATACTGGGGCGTGGCCACCAGCTCCGGCTGCATGATCAGGTCCACACCCAGCGCCTTGCCAGCGTGGTGGTAGTTCGCAGAGCCTGTGAGCTGAATGCACCCACGGCCTCGGAAACGATACCCATCCCCACTGGCCTCATCCCTGTTGCCCATTCGGCTGCTGTAAACAGTGTTGGCAATGAGCTTGGGGTTTCTGGCACACATTTGGGCCTTGGCCGCATCAAAGCGCTTGGGCCAGAGCTTTTGCAGGGCTTCAGCTCTGTAATTTAGGTTTTCCTCAAGAATCCTAAAGTTGCCACACTCATGGCCACACTGGCCAATAAAGGCAGCCTGGCGCAATGGCGTTGAAATGTCAAAGCGCTGGAAAGTCTCATTGAGGGCATCCACCCACTCTGGGCCAATGTGCAGTTTGGCCAGCTGTTCACTATTGACCATTGACTAAAACCCTCACTTCGTTGTAGGCGTTGACGCAGGCGTTGAGCTTGACAATGGCTTTGTCTCCTTCGGCTGCGAGGTCGATAAGAGCTGCAATAGTCTGTCGCTCAGATTCGCTTGCATCGGACTGGCTGGGTTGTGTATCTCCAGCGGCAACGCTGGCACTTGCATTGACTTGTGGACAACTTGGGGCTGGGAGGCGCAGCCGACCAGTCCGAGCAAGCTCATGCATAGCAGACTGTTTTTTCTTAACATCATCTTGGGCCTTTCTGAGTTTCGTTTCCTGATCTTGCAGTTTCTCGCCAAGCTCTTTCTCTTTGGCTCTGGCTTCATCATTCTTTTGGGCAATGGCAATCTTCATGTCATTGTCTCGCTCCAGCCACCCATAGTGGTGGCCCACTCGGTATGAGCCGAATAATGAGACCAAGACACCAACAATGAGCCAGGGT